AGCACAGATGCTACTTAGGCCCACAGGAATGTGGTACCCGACTGTACTCTGTACCTTCCACCATCGTGTGAGACGGTGGTAACGGACTTGCGAAGCCTTTTCCCGGTCAGATTCGACCGGTAATTAGGTGGTTGCTCTTCCGCCGCCAACTCTACAAAAGTCTGCTCAAAAGGCCAGACCAACAACTTTGAAAGGAAAACTTCTCCAATCTGATTGTCTGACATGATTCTTAACGTCTCATGCAATGTAAAATGGCGATTAGACCGATAACCGTAAGCCAGTATTCCGGCTTCAGGTCTGTCATCAGTTTCACTAATGACGCGTAAGCGGTCAAGGAGATAGGGTCCATGGCGTAGTTCCTCTTTGTGTCGCACCTCGAATTTGAGGTACGGAAACTCCAAGGTGCCATGGATGTCCCGTCTCACTCCCAAGTTACCTACCCAAGGTTTTCTTAGGGCAGGAGGGAGTGCGGAGGGCCGCACGCCTGTGTCGTCGCCATAATGCTCAGGTACTAGTAAGGGTTTAATCCCCAACGTTCTCACGAGGTGTTGGATCAGCCAGGTGTGCGTGTGTCGTATTTCACTTCGATCCCAACGGGCAGTTAAGCCGTTGATGATCTTGTAAAGATACGCTTCGTATTTTCGAGCCGTCAGACGGCCCCCTTCTTCTGGGAAGAAGAAAGGGCGAACGTCAACCCCGCGGAAGTAATCTCCACCGCAGGATTCTCGGAATGGGCCCTCAGCAAAAGTCTTGTCTGTATTGATGACAAGACCCAGCTTTGGAAACACATCGACAACATAGGGGTGTAGGCGACGATCGTAGATTAGATCGTCACCATAGCCACTAATTGTCACTTGCCCCTGGATACCCGCCGCGAGGCGAATCCCGTGGAGCAGCCCGAGGAACAAGATCGTTTGTAGAGGAAAGGTAAATCCGATACCCATAGTACTGAATGTTTCACAGTTTATGGATGTACCGGACGGTAACCTAACACGAGATATCCGACCTTTGGTGAGCGCAAGCGCCCACCGAACCGGAAATGTAGTGTTGATCAGATACGCCGTGATATTATCACTGGCGGCTTTCTGATCGTTCGTCACGAGTTGCCCCGTGCGCGAACCCTCCTGCGCAAGCCGACGATGTACGTGTTGCAACCTACGTATATCATAGCCCGCAGCAGCAAGCCGCTTTTGCATTAGACGCCCCAGACCGTTGGAATAAAATCCACCAATGGTTGTGTTAGGGACGATCATGCGTAGCGACTTGTACGTCTTGCTGACGAGTACAGCGTTGAGTTCCGAAATCTCCAAGAATGGAGAGACCCCTAGGGGAATCTCACTTTCCTTCTCCTGCACGTAATTGCACAGGGTGGGATGCCAGCTCAAGTAATTTTGCTGGAACCAGGAAATTTGATCGGATGAGCCCGTAATGGGAAGTTCCAGCAACGCGTTCAACAGAAGCCGTTTCGGAAACACCAACCCCGTACTCTCAGCATGGATCCCGGTAAGCGGATTCCGGGCTGCAGGGCACCGCTGTCTCCCCA